GACCCATTGCGGATGGGTCAAAGATCTGAATCTTTTATATTGCGCATCGATAACATTTTTAAATCTATACCGGCCACGCTCGAAGGCGTAACAGTTCGCGCAAACGCTGCCAGCTACAGCTCGAAGCTTTGTCCCAGTCTTGCATTCGTGAGCTGGTGTTGAGTATGCAAATCCAGGCATCTTACCAGGCTTTGATAATGTGTGAGTTATAGCCTCCGCTTCTTTTATTTTCATTGTTTATTCTCCTGTATTTTATAGGATACTATATCCTTATAATGTTGTCTTGTCAAGCTTGCTGCTTGACGCTTGCAGCTTGCAGCTTGCCGCTTGTAGCTTGGTCCTTGGTCCCTGAGCCAGCGCCAGTGACCAAGATAAATCTTGGCCATTGGTAGTCCGGGGCTTCTACTCATCTTTTTTCTCTTCCATATATTTCTTAGATCTCTCCTGGTCCTCTTTCACCATCTTAATGATAGTGTCCAGCGCATCTGCTATTCTTTTTAAGTTATCATTTGCTATATACAAATGACCGTTTGTTTCTTTGTCCATAATATACCTTTCTATATATGTGTTGCAGGGCAAGTGCGGGTAGCGTTAGCATCCTCGTGTTATCCTGCTTTTGATATCTAATTTTTCAATCAACTTAAACACAAAAACATCCTACATGATCCCTGAACCATTGTCAAGCGTTGCTTGAAGCTTGTAGCTTCAACCTCAGGTTGAATTTTTCTTTTCAACCACAGGTTGTATTTTTTTAATCATATAAACTCAGCGCGCCCCCTGGCCTAGGGACCCGGCAACGCTGAGCAAAGGCTGCCCCACCCGAAGTCACTTAGCGCGAAGCATTTGGTGAGCGGAATGTGTGCCTTTTTCATTAGGAGGGCCAACAAAGCATACTCTTAAGTTTTAGTGGTTGCAGTGTGAAGATCACACGAAGCGTAACTAATAACCTTTATTGGTCCACCAAATAATACTTGGTGATAGGCTTTGCATAGTGTTTGCGTTAATCAAAGCCTTATCCCAAATACTCCTCCTATATAATACTTGACAGATTGATTGTCAAGTGCTAAAACAATTTTAATTTAACCAATACAGGAGAAAACAAATGCCAGAAAAAAGACTAACATTAAATAGTGAAAAAAGAAAAGCTATTGCTGATGTGTTCCAAGATCACTTTGAACTTAACAGTCCAAAGTATGAACTACACAAAAAATCAATAGCTGATTATAATGAGGCAAGAACTAAAATGAAAGTTTTAGCTGAAACAGTTGTAAGACACCACCAACCACAGGAAGATGTAGATACAATTAGAAGTATGATAAAAAAATACAGTTCAAGTGGGGGTGCGTTGTATGATGATAATTGTTTTTACTTTACTGCACCAAAAAGAAATGAAACTGATGATGAGGGTAAAACTAGAGAACTTGTTGACGAACAACATGTCAAGTTTGATTTAGGAGAAAAGTTTGCAAGGTCTTATTATAGAGATGAGATAAAAGCAAAAGGTCTTAACCCAGACTTTCATGTTGCAATCAAAGAAAACTACGACAAACGAAGTCCGAGTTATTATACTATGGAAAGCCAAGTAAATAAATTTACAGGCCATGAGAATAGTAGTAACGATAATAAAACTGAGATGTCATTAAAAGATGAGTGGGAAAAAGATTTCCAACTTACAACAATCGGTAGCAGTTATTGTCATAGTAGAATGTTTGCAGTTGACCAAGAAACTTTTGAAATGTTCAAAATGTATAACAGTTTGAGAGAACAAGTTATCATGGCACATGAACAATTATATAGTCATGTAAATGGTAAAATGGACAAACTTAAACTAGGTTTAAAATCTTACAGATACTTTGACCAAGCAAAAGCACTTGCTGACAAACTTGGTATTGTTTTAAATGAGGGAATACTAAATGAAAGTAGCAGTATGGCTTTATCAGTTTATAGTCCGACAAATCTAGCTGATTTATTAACTGATAAGGTGGAATTAACTAGAGAGGAAAAAATAGTTATGGCAAGAAGAATAATGCAAGAAACACAAGCTGTAAATTAACAGTTGACATGGGGGAGAATATAGGATATTCTCCCCTTAATAACATACAGGAGAAATAACATGGACAGACTAGCACAATTAAACAAGCAAATAGTTATCGGAGAAAAGATTAGTGTTTTAATGGATCAATCTAATGGACTAATGGAAATGGTAAAAGCTAATCAAGATCAAGTTAATAAGTTAAAAGAAGAATCAGATCAGTTGCAAATTCATATGGATAATGCAACAGATCATTTAACAAGTTAACAGTTGACATGGGGGAGAATATAGGATATTCTCCCCTTAATAACATACAGGAGAAATAATATGAACATAGGACAAACATTTAAGATTACTTACTACGCAAAAAAACATGGTAAGCACATTACAAGACAAGGCAAGTGGACAGAAAAATGTATAGAAAGATTAGATAAATTAGGTAATGATATAATGATATACTTTGATATGGACGCAGACGGATATAGAACAGCAACTAAATCATGGAAAGTGAGGTTTTAATGACAGTATATTGGCATAGATATATTAATTCTACTTACACTTATAATAAATGGAGTGATAAATAATGACACAATTAAATGATGAGCATTTTGAATTGCATAGTAAAAACAAAGCTGAGCAATTTGAACGACAAAAAATAAAGTTCTTAGAGGACAGAATTAAGACTTTAGAAACTGCAATCGAAAGCCATGCTAAAATCTTGGCAAGGTTTCAGATGACCGAAGATAAACAAAGCAATGACCCATTTATCAAGGTCATGGAACAAGGAGAACAATCATGAGTAATTTTGTTTGGTGTCATGGACCAAGTTGCCACAAATCTCATACGCAAGATAGAATACGAGGTGTTAAAGGTAGCAAGGTCTTAAGAACTAAGAAAGTAAAACACGACAAATGGAATACAGGACAGAATATGAGTATGTATTCTTATTTTTGTAGTCAAGGTTGTTACAATGATTTTGCTAATACATATATAATAGATATCACAGCCATTGCACCAAGGACCGAGGCTCTTGAAACACCTATTGATGTAGTCAAGGAACAAAAGACCGATTACTTTGATAGACCTTATACACATACTAAGATAGTAACAGTTGACAACAATGGTGGATAGTATAGGATAGAGATATTAACAAATACAGGAGAAACAACATGGACAAACAAACAAACAATAAGACCGAGGAACGTAAGAATAGATTCAATAAAGAATCTGTCATGCTTACTAAAGAAGAAGCTGTTATTCATGATAGACTATTCCTTAACGAGTTAGCCGCAACACTAGAAGACAAAGCGGCAGGCTTTGACGGTGCATCTAAACTATGGGACAAGGTACGTAAAGATATTAATTACTTTAGACAACACAATGCAGCAGCCTATATGGTACTGTTAGACTAACCGAGTTACATACATGTGTGACCCTGTAGGGTCACACTCACACGCACAGGTTGTGCGCCCGCACACACATTGAATTGTTTTTACACACTACATTTAATATATAATCAATAGAGGTACCAGACCCGATCCGAAAAATCGCGCGCGCTCAGTAATCGATCCCCTTTAATATAAAAAGGGGTCCCACTACTTCAGGTTGTATTGCTTGATTTAGACGTTTAATGGGTGTATAAAACTTCTCCACCCTAAAAAGTGCAAAAAATATTATAAAAATTTTAAAATGGATTTAAATAACTTAGATATAAGCAAATTACCATCCGACGTTAGAAAACAATTTAAGCAATTAAGACTACTTCATACTGAAAGAAAGATTCAAAACAGGGCAAAGGAAGACTTTATGTCCTTTGTTAAGTGCGTTTGGCCCGAGTTCATCGAAGGTGCGCACCACAGAATAATTGCGCAAAAATTTAATGATCTTGCAACTGGTAAAATAAATAGATTAATTGTTAATATGCCACCTAGACATACTAAGTCTGAGTTTGCATCGTTCCTACTTCCAGCCTGGATGGTGGGCCGTGATCCAAAATTAAAGATTATACAGGTCACTCACACCGGGGAGCTTGCAGTAAGATTCGGTCGTAAGGCAAAACACTTAATTGATAGTGAAGAATATTCTAAA